GCGGCTTCGGGAGGTGCGTCCAGGCCCTTCTCTTGCGCCTTCTTCGCCAGGCAGTCCTCATAGTCCGGGGACTCGGGATCGCACTCCGGGTCCTCTTCAGGCGGTGCATCATCCTTCGGCGGAAAGGGCTTGTTCGCGTCGGCCCAAGTTCCCAGCGCAACGTAGGCAGAAGCGAAGGCCGGGATCGAGACCAGGGAAGCGGACGCGATTCGGGCGCTGGTGAAGGTGACCTTGTTCTCCTCCTCGTCGAACTCGAACTCGGAGTCGTCGGCGTCGATGGAGACACCGAACTTGCCGAACTCCGCGATCAGCCCCACGACCTCATCTGTCTCCGGAGTGTCGATGAAGACACCCTCGCCGTGGATCATGTTGTCGATCCGCTCGATGCTGTCGATCCGGGCCACCACCACAGAGCCGTCGTGACCCTCACCGGAGGCTCGCTGCCAGGTGAGCGGCAGCGGCAGATCCCGGTTGCGCAGCGCGCCGGCGGCAAACCGACGACCGTCCCCGGACCACTCATCCTCGGGGGCCAGCACACCGTGCCAGGCGAGGGGAGATTCGAGAGGCATGGCGTTCTCCTTCATGGCAGCCAGCAAGGCAACCTGATTGACCGGCACAGGCTGCAGGATGCAGCGGCAATTGATGGTGTTCTCGATCCGGCCCCGAGGGTCACCGGGGTATCTGAGGTTCTCGCCGCCGACGTGGAAGTATGCGCCAGCCGGTCGACGTTGCCGGTCGGCAGCGGCGTGCGCCTCCCGGACGTTGGTGTCGTGCATCGTCGTCCACTTCAACAAGGTGGGCGCGGGATCGTCGGACGCGGCCTGCACGGTGGCGGCGTTGATGGCGGCTACCGCTAGCCAGGTGGCGACGGTGGTCGGATCGGAGTCCGGCTCGGTGTGGACCAGCACGCTGCGCATCGAGTGGATGAATCCGGCGGTCCGGGCTCGGCGGTCGCCACCCTCGGATAGATAGGTGTCGATGTACAGCTGCGTCATCACCTCGGCCAGCTCCGGTGCGGCAGACACGCCCTGGTCGATGAAGTCGCGGACCTGCGGCAGGAGCGTCGCGATGGCGTCGTCCTGCATCACCCGTCGGCGGGCAGCAAACTCGTCAGTCATGCGGAGACCTGATCGGCCAGCCTCAGCCAGTTCACCAACCGGTCACGCCGGTGAGCGCTCTGCTCCTTCAGCAGCGAGGCGCAGTAGCTGGCCAGCACCGGCACCACGATCAGCGGATCGGCGATCCCGTCCAGCACCTGCGGAGCGCAGGACCAGGCATCGTCCAGCAGCTTCTCCGCAGTGCCGTTGGCCTTGACATAGATGTGGGTTTCGTAGGCGGGCACCCCAGGCGGCTTAGCGACACTTTGCCGAAGCCGATTTCCCGCTCGTTCCAATGCCCGGAAAACGAGCGCCTCGCTGGCGGCAACCAGTGCGTTCTCGTCCGGGGTGCGGGGCCGTCTGGGATGCTCCTCCAGCGAAGGGTCAGGTCTGGTTTCCCGTGAAACCAAGCCGGTGACCGGGCCGAGATCGACGCCAAGCACGCCTAGGGCAGCCTGGACTTGCTCCGGTGTGGCCGAACCCGACGCAACTTTGATGGTAAGCCAGCGCTGGAACTGCGCATCGTCTGGCGCGTCATCGTCACTGAAGCCGTTCTCACGGCGTAGGGCCTCTGCTGTGATCAGCCCTCGGTCGTACAGCTCGAAGGCCTCCTTGCTACGGTCTGGCCGAAGCCGCAGCGCAGAGGAGTTGTAGGCGACAACCGTAGTGCTGCCCTCGTCGAGCAGCGGTCGCAGGTAGCCGATGGTGAGGGCGTTGACGATCACGTCGAGCATCGGCTCGATGTGCAGCTTGATCGTCGACTCCTCGACCTGCCAGGCACCCCAGTGGCTGACGGTGCCCGAGCTGGCTCCGGTGGAGGTGCCGGACATGCCGAGCACCTGCTCCGGTGGGAGGTCCATGCCGAGCGCGAACCGGCGGATCGCCTCGTTGCGGAGCGACATCGACGCCGCGTCCAGCTCGCTCCAGAAGGTCAGCAGGCGGGCCTTGTCGATCGCATCGTCGGGTGCGGTGACCACGATCGGGATCACCGCTGATGGAGAGGACGGGTCGTCGATCGGTGCCATCATCGCGTCCGCCAGGGTGAGCATGAAGGCGTCGGCGTCGTTCTGCGGCTTGCTGGCGGAGGTGGTGCCATCCTCGTTCAGTTGCTCCGGCGGCGGCGGGAAGCTCATTCCCTGCGGCATCATCAAGATGCCCGAGCCGGCCAGTCGGGAGGTGATCTGGGCGAAGACGTGCCGGGTTAGCCACTCGATCTCGGACAGGATCGGCAGCAGCGCGCGGAACGGCGAGTCAGCCTCCACCCGGTGAGCCGGACTCGGCAGCCAGATCCGGATGACAACGTCGTCTTCGGTGAGCTGGACCACCGGCAGCCCGTTGCCGTAGTTGATCTGCCAGGACTCCCCGGCGATCTGCATCTCCAGACAGGAGATGATCTCCCAGGTGTCGACGTTCTCCACCTGGCGGCCGACCAGGTATGCCTCGCCGGCGATGGTCAGGTGGCTACCGAGGGAGTCGAGCATCTGGGTCTGGCCATCGCGGCCGTTGAACAGGTCGTTCAGTGCATCGACTGCCGGGCCGTTCTCAATCTCGTGCTGGTCGCCATTGACGATGTCGGAGGCGTATAGCGAAGCGCGGGAGACGGCGTGACCGAAGAACTTGGCGGCGAACCGCGCCTCACCACAGATGGCATAGTGGCGGTAGCACTCGGCCTGCCAGTCCTGGCGCGGTGAGTAGATCCGGGCCGCTTTGCCTGGGTATCGGGTGGCGGAGGCGACCATTGACGAGGTCGGGATGACGACCGGCTGTAGTTCAGGTTTGCGCCGTGGCATCGGTGTCTTCCGCTCCGGGGGATAGCAGGCTCCCTCCGGAGTTTGACACAGCTAGCCACAGATAGACCACATTTAGGCTGAACCTAAATCCCTAGTCAGCCCCATCAGCGGGCTGATCGTAGGCCATCAGGATGGCTGCGCCGTAGCTCATTAGCCCCCACCAGGTGTTGATCAGCCACCAGGTCCAGTGCAGATCCGAGAGCAAAGCCCAGGCGATCATGCCGATCGAGAGGTAGGGAGCCAGGCAGAACGCGCACTCGCCGAGCTTCTTCCAGGCGGTGTCCTTGGTGGCGGCGTAGAACTTCAACCTGACCCAGGCCACCGGTGGAAAATCGTCCCAAACGAGCAGCCTGGCTGTCCGGGAGACCGACACCGTACCGACCACCACGGCCAGTGCCCACACCCACCACGGGTGACTTCCTAGCATCAGACCGCCCTCAGATGTCGACCAGTAACCCGGCGGCGGAGCAGCTTGTTCGGGTCCGCAATGGCGGCCGGCTCCAGATTTCTCAGCAGATCCGTGCCGGCGTGCACCATCGCGTCCACCCGGTTCGGCGAGGGACCCTGACCAGGTACCCAACTGGTCTGCTCACCCTCCAGCTCGGCCAGGTCACCCGGGTGACCGACGTGGGTGACCATGTGCCGCTCGTAGCGGGCCACGATCGGCTCGGCCCGGAGTTGCTTGCCGCGACGAGAGTCGACCAAAACGATCCGGGCGTGGCTGTAGCCCGAGGTCTCCAGGGTGTGCCGGACCATCTCACCGCCGTAGTTCTTCTCGGCCACGATGGCGTCAGCGGAGAACTCCTCGTACAGTGCGTTCGCCTTCTGTGCCCAGCCGTTCGGCGAGTACTTGTCGGTATGGTCGGCCAGAACGTACAGGTGCTTGTCGTAGCCGACGCCCACGACGACGAGGCCGGTGTCGTCGGCCCCGAGCCGTGTCGAACCGGCCGGGTCCACGCCCACCACTATCCGTTGAAGCGGTGGGGCCTCGTCGATCCACTGGAACATGTCCCAAGCCCATAGGGCACCCTCGACATCTTCCAGGATCTCACCATGTAGCTCCTGGCGACCCAGTCTTGTGCCCTCGAATCTGTCCAGCACGGTGCGCTTGAAGGTGTCAGCCAGGTTGTCGATGTTGGCGTAGGTGCTGACTCGCCGGGTGATGGTCAGCGGGTCCTTGATCAGGGCCTTCATCCACTTCGTCGGCTTCGGCGTGGTGGTGGCGACGACTTTCGGGGAGCTGCCGAGTCTCAGTCCCAGCAGCATGTTCGACCAAACCTCGTCGACCAGCGGGAAGTGGGCTGGCTCATCGGCCCAGACAAACCCGGACTCAGGGCCACGCAGGCGGTCCGGCTCCTCGGCGCTGAAGCACTGCCCGATCGCCCCGTTGGGCCAGGTCAGCTTCTTCTTGCTCGGCTCCCACAGCGGGCGCTGGTCCGGCCGGGAGGTGGCGAGGATGCCGGAGACACCTTCCACCATCGTGTCGCGGATGTCAGGGCCGGTGGCACCGATCAGACTCAGCCGAGGCACCCGCTCGGTGATCCGGTGGGTGATCTCGCTGCCAGTTCGGGACTTGCCCGCACCACGGCCACCGGAGAAGCACAGCACCAGCCAGTCACCGGACCACTTGGGCACGTGCTGGTCGGCTCTGGCGTGATTGTGGCTCCAGCCGGGGTCGCCGGCGTGGGGATGACCGTCACAGCCAGGCACCTTGCAGAAGAACGGCAGCCAGCGACGTTGGCGGGACTTCAGCAGGTCTAACGCCTCTTGTTGGGCGTCCGGGTTCCACTGCTCGAAGACCCTGAGGTCGGCGGGTAGAGCTGGCAGGTGAGCTGATGGCGTCTTAGACACGGGCTGCACCACAGCCCGTTGTGCAGCTTGGTGACGTAGGTGCCGATGGTGAGGACAGTGCCGCAGCCTCCTGCGCACTTCTGGGTCCATCGGACTTTCTGCACGATTCCAGCCTAGAGGGGGTGACCATCGGTTAATCAATCTCCTCGATCGTGTTACCCATTCCGTAGCGGGCTACATGCAGTCCTGACTCGTAGAGATTGACGCCGCGCGATGGGTTGCTTGAGCGTCGACCGGGCAGCTTGCCGTCCGGACTCCACAGGTGCGCCGCCGAGGACCGCGCCTTGGGCAGTGCTGCCAGCAGGTCATCCAGGTCCAGGTCCAGATCCTTCGCCAGCTTCTCGCACAGCGCGATCTGGCAGTAGCGGGTGTTGGAGAGGATGCCGGTGGCTTTACAGGCCTCGTACACCCGATGGGGCATCCAAGCGGCAGTCGTAAATTGCATCTTGGCGCGGAACTCGCCGTACTGGTCGGGATCCAGTCTGAAAGGCAAGGGTCAAACCTCCCGGCATGTTAGACTGAGACGTGCCTGGGGGACTGCTGGAGACTGCACTGGAACGGATGGCCGCAAACTCGACGTGGCAGGGAGACTGTCTGGTCTGGGGTGGGAACGTCGACCCGAAGGGGTACGGGCGGCTGAATGTAGCCAAGAGTGGGAAGCTGGTCCATCGGCTGTCCTGGCTGATTCACTTCGGTCCGCCGCCGTCAGACAAGCCTTGCGTGCTCCACACCTGCGACAACCCACCGTGCTGGAATCCCGAGCACCTGTGGGTTGGCACAGTCCCGGAGAACACAGCCGACATGATCGCCAAGGGTCGCCTAGTACCGCACTACCTGAACCTGACGCACTGCAAGCATGGGCATCCACTGTCGGGTGACAACCTGTACATGACGCCAGACGGTCGCCGGAACTGCCGAGCTTGCCGACGAGAAGCAGCGCGGCGCTACCAGGCTCGCTGAGACGGAAGGGCATTTAGACCTGACCTAAAGCTCGGAGTGGCTCTTCGTCCACCACTTCGGCGTCGAAGATGTCTTCCTCCTCCACCCGCGGAGTGCCGGCTGCCATCACCCGCAGCACCCAGCTCTCCAGCTCGGTCTTGGTCGGGTTGTGCACCACGATCTCGGTCGGGGCGTCCAGGCCGAACAGCTTGGCGTGCCGGTCGATCACCTCGCGGGCTCGCTGGACCGCAGCCAAGTGCTCTGGGTCGGTGGGGTCGATGGCCTTGTTCCAGATGCCGCGCAGCAACCGCTCCAGCCGAGCGCCGGCGAGCTGGCGCATCTTGGCCTTGTCCTCCTCGTCGAGCCGCTTCACCAGGGCGCGCTCGGTGGCGGTCAGCGCAGCCCGGGGGGTGGGGTAGCCGCAGACCTGCGCAATCTCGGTCCAGGTGGCACCGGATAGCCGCATTGAGATGGCAGCGTCGGCCTTGCGAGCGCGGATGGCGCTGGTCTTCCCGCCAGGCTCGGTGTTGCGCTTGCGCCCGTCGTTCACCCCGGTCGGGTCACTTGGGTCCTGCCGACTCACCATGGGCGAAGGATACGACTACATCTCTCGACCTGACTAGGACTGTTACCCTGAGCCCGGATCGACGACCGCCTCGCGAAGGTGGAGCCGCAGCCCGGAGGAAGAGCCGGGGGAGAGCAGGGCCGACTCATTGCTAGGTGCTCCTGCGGTAATGCGACTTGTTCGTGCGTGATCAAGCCTGACCCCGCCAGCGGTGGGGTGACGATCACCGGCAGTGGTTCCCCGACCCGGCCCTACTTGATCGGCCTGGCGTCCGACGGCGACATCCGCAGTCAGATCGGGGTCAGCGACACCCCCACGCTGAACCTGGAGATGGGCGCTCCGGACAGCAACGGCAAGTCCACCATCTATGGCTACGCCACCCAGAGGATGACCGACCTGGCCGACGTGGCCGACCTGGAAGGTCCGCAAGAGGGCGACGTTCCGGTCTGGACCAACGGGCACTGGGAGTTCAAGCCGCAGGGCACGGTGAACCCTGGCGCGATCTCGGTCAGCAATGGCATCGGCGGCGACGGATCGATCGCCGACCCACTGAAGGCGCTGACCTCGGGAACCTGGCCACTACCGCTGTTCACACCCGGCACTCAGCAGGACACCGGCCAGCCGGTCTATATCGACAGCACCGGCCTGCTCCGCACTCGACCTCAGGTGATGCGCGGGCCGAAGCCCGCCACCGATCTTCCGGCGACCTACCCGTACGGGATGACCGTGATGGGGGTCGGATCTGCTGACGCGGCGACCTGGCCTCCCGGTTCGTCATGCATCGTGGTCACCTATAGCCGCGAGGACACCACCGCTGTCGCCCAGTGGTGCTACTTCAACAGCCTCATTGCCCCGAAAGTCTGGTATCGACTCGGAAACACGTCCTGGGGTCCGTGGTTGCTCGTCGCCTTCGACACCGGCTGGATTGACGGCGGCTCGGGGACGAGTGTCTGTGTCGGGGATGCAACCAACTTCACCGTGACGAACTCGCAGGTGCGCCAGGTCGGTAATCAGGTGTTCGTCTCGATCGCTGGGACGATGAAGGTCGCCATCACGCCGAATACCGCCGGAGACATCAGCAACTTCAACATCGCCCAGATGGCCTCGGCCTACCGCCCGACCGGAGCACCCAACCAGGGCCTCACCACGCTCAACTCCGGGCGCCTGGTCTCTGCCTACATCCAGGCCAGCGGACAGATCGCCATTGGCGCGATCGGCGGCTCTACCAACCTGGCGATCGGCGAAGTGATCTCCATCGGCGGCTCGTACCTCATCTAGGAAGGACGGAACAGTGGCCTACTCAGACATCGCCCTTCTGGCGGAGGACTTCGACTTCAAACAGCGGGTCGCCGCTGCTTATGCGACCGAGACCCTCGACGACTCGTCGCACGAGATCGCGCCACGATGGGCGCAGGACCACGCCTGGGAGACGGCTGCCCAGCCGGGCTTCGGTGACGCCTACGCTTCGGCGCTGGCTGGCAACGTCGAGCGACCGGGCAACGACCCCTCGGTGATCAGCGACGAGCAGATCCTGGCCGCCGTCCAGGCGATCATGGGTGCTGAAGGGGGAGGTGAGTAAGACGCCAAGGTGTGGATGCCAAGATGCCTGTTCCTGCCTGATCGTCGCCGGCGACGGGATTGATGTCGACGGCCTGGGCACGATCGACCGGCCGTACGAGATCAGCGCCGAGTCGGGAGTGATGAGTGACTCGCTGATCTTCGACAACTCCGGCAATGTCGACTTCTCCACCTCCGGCTTCGGCACCCCCGCCTCACCGCTGCGAGTCTCGGCGAACGCCGACACGACAGCCTCCTTGAGTGTCCTCGGCTGGAAGTTCGCCAGGGACTATGGAATCGACCTGACTGGCAACACGACCCATACAGCCGCCCAGGTCCAGGTGTGGCTAGACGCCGGCGCGCCCTATGCGGCCGGGACGATCAAGTGCTCCGGCACGGTCACCATCAAGGACAACGCCGATCTTCACCTGCTCAAGTGGAACTACACCGGGACAACTGGCGTCGCCATCCAAGTTGGCGATCCGGCAGCGACTCTTACTCGCAAGACGATCCTGCTGCCAGACCTGACGGCCACCGCCAAGACCGCGAACGGTTGGAATCAGGTCGCCGGAACTATCGGCGTGCAGATCACCAACTGCTACACCTGTTCGATCACCTTCCCGCATATCACCAACTTCGAGACAGGCGTGCTTGTGACAGCTCGCCCAGTCGGTGCTGCTTATCAGGGCACTCAGCACTGCTCGTTCTACCCGCTACACCTGGACAACAACAAGGTCAACTTCGCCATCACCCCGCTCCAGGGGACCGCTCAGCTGGACTCGGGGTGGTCGAACCAGTGCACTGTCGTCGGGGGACGCTTCAGTCACAACTCCAACGAGGGTGTCCAGGTATCCGGCACCAGAAACCTGCTGATCTCGGACTGCTTCAACATCATCAACGGCTGGGTGTTCTATAACACCAGCCTGGAGACTCCTGACGTTGTCGAGTACCACGTCGAGTGCTTTGGGCAGTACATCATCCTCGATGGCTGTCGGTTCGAGAACACCGGCGGCGATACCCACCGCCGGGTCTGGTCGCGAGGGACAGCTAAGAGCAACTGGATCCGGGGTGGGTTCAACGCAGGACAGATCACCCAAGTGAAAGACGCGACGGCGCTGCCATTCCGGCGATCCGACGAAGTCAGCACCACCATGTCTGGCGGCGGCGCGACTGTCCCCACGCTGATCGTGGAGAACGCATTCTCCTCCACGGCTCCAGCGCTGACGATCATGGGTGGCGGCGCCTCCCTGGCTGGCGACTCTCCTGACACGGCATACGCAGTGAGGGCAACCGCGCAGAAGTGGTCCGGAAAACGGCCCACGGACACCAACGACCGGCTTCAGATGGACTACCTGAATGGTCGCGTCTACGTCGGTGACGCGACTGCTGCCCCGGTTGGGTATATCGGCGGGTCGCCCTCGGCCATGTTTATTGGAGGATCGGTGCCGCTGTGCCCGCTGGCAACCGGAACTCAGGATCTTGGCGTGTCTGGCCTGCAGTGGCGCGACCTGCGGCTGTCCCGTGGCATCGGAGCGTTCGGCACTGCGCCTCCAGCAGTCAAGCCGGCTGTCAGCGGCTCGCGTGGTGGCAACGCCGCGCTGGCATCGTTGCTGACTGCGCTCGCCAGCTTTGGTCTGATCACCGACAGCACGACGGCCTAAGGAAGAGAGGAGACTGCTGACATGGCACCTGAACGAGCAATCTCCATCGCGATCCTGGTGATCGTTCTGATCATCCTGGTCTTCGTGCTGATCGGAATCCTGAGCTAGCCGAACAGCAGCCGGATCCGGGTCCCGTCACTGGGGATGTCCTGTGCCCCAAAGGTGGCCACCCGGACGGCCGCGAAGGACCACAGGTCCTCACCGAGCAGCGCGGGTGAGGCGACGACGGTGTACTGCCGAAACGCGGTCACCGGGCCACCGGGGGAGTCCATCATCACCAGCGAGCTGCCGGGAACAATGCTGCCAAGGTTCTGCTCGGTGCCATCGGCGTCAGTGGTGCTGATCCCGATCTCTCGGTCGTTACCGTAGAGCACCTGGATGTTGAACTCACCGCCGTGAGCTTCGATCTCGTCGGTCCAGATCCATTCTGAAGACAATGCTTGCCCACCTACCTTGGTGTAGAGGTCCGCGATGGAGCCAAGCAGTCCGGCGTTGGTCTGTTGCTGAGTCTGCAGCATGTTCAGCAGCGCGGTCAGCCCGGTGGCAAGGTCCTCAAGGTCGGTCATGTCCGCACCCTATCGGCGATCCATCAGCCAGAGCAGCTTCTCTCGGTCGCCCTCACCGGGGATGTCGAACCACTGGACCATTGTCTCCCCTGTCAAGTACACCGTGACGGTATGAGCGGGCTCGATCTCCTTCAGCGGGGGTGGTGGCGGTGCTTCCTCGTAGCCGGTGCCGAGCAGCCGCAGTTCGGTGGCCAGCAGCTTGTCGATCTGAGGACCCAGTAAGCCAAGGTCGACAATGGCCCGCCTGGCCAGCTCGTTGTCGCCGAGCAGGATGCGGATCGCGGTCTCTTCGTCGACATCCAGCCAGACAATGGGGATCAAGTGTGCCCCGAGATCCAGGCAGGCGGCGTAGGTGGTGTTGCCGGCGAGGATGAAGCCGGTGCTCCGTTGTGCGTAGACCGGGCGGTACATCCCGGAGATCTCGATGCTTTGCCGGACCGCCTCCTCGTCGCCCGAGCTGGGGTTGTCAGGGTGTGGGCGGACATTGTTTATCGATTCCAGCAGATTCTGCAGCGCCGGGTGGTAGTTGACTCCCCCGGAGCGGATCATTTCTTGCCGCAGGCCCTGCACGGCTTCGCTTTCTTCGCTGCCGGGTGCTTTTTGGCCGGTGCTTTCTTCGCTTTCATGTGGGTGTGCTGCCCCTGGGCGTCCTGGGCAGCCTTCTTCGCCTTGGCATAGTTGGCAGCCTTGAGTTTCGTGCTCCGAGCGCTGCAGCAGGCGAGCTTTTTGGCCTTGACGGGCATGATCGGGGCTCCTAGACGGTGTCGTCGACGTGATCTGGACAGTAGTCCCGGCCGCCATTGCGAGATTTGTCCGGAACGGTGCGCCAACCCGTCCTCCGGGCCTCATTCCGGGCCTTGGCATACTGTGGCTGAGCCACTTCGACCATCCTGGGGCAGCCGGCGTGGTCGCAACGGATCAGAACCCTCCGGTAGACCGTCATCTGAGGTCCTCCTGGGCGTGATAGCGGTGATGACCGTCCACTCGTTCAACCACAGTTGCCAATGGGAGGTCAAGTGTCCAGCGAATCATCGTCTCCAGGGCCAGTTCGACGTAGGTGTGCTCCCCATCGCTCCGGGTGACGACCCGCTCCTCCACGCTGACCACCCGCTCGGGGTTGACGTAGAGGGTGTCGGTGATTTTGACCAGTCTCATGTCCGCTCCGCGTAGTCGACGATGGTCTTCAGCCAGGCCCTGGCTAGGTAGGGAGACAGTTCGTGGCTGGAGAGGGAGTCGATCACGCTGATCGCCACCTCCTCCCAGGGCTTCATCGTCCGGGCAGGGACCTTCAGCTCTCCAGTGCCCTGACACCTGGGGCAGATCACAGCTCCTCCTCCAGTCGGTCGAGCAGGAACTGCTCGGGGATCTTCCAGCTCAGCTCAGCGAACACCTCTTTCAGTCCCTTCTCCAGCCTGTCCATCGTGTCGGCGTAGACCGTGGCCACGACGAACTCACTGCCGAGGGCTGGGATCCTCAGCACGATCTCGGTCTTCACGACAGCCACCCCATGCAGGCCCGGCAGAGTGTCCGGCCACCGTGCTTCTCTCGTCGTGCCGATGGGTGGGGGCACTGGGCCTCCACGATCGGCTTCGGAGGGGGTGGTGGAGTCTGGGGAGGATTGGGGGCAGGCTGGGGCTTGGGCTGCGCCGGCGGCTTCTCGGGCACCGTCAGCCTGATCGGATCGTCGATGGGTGGTGGCCCTGTCAGCTCGGCTTCCACGAGGGTCCTGAGCCACCGCTCCCTTGGGATGTCCCCACGCCTCTCGTCCACCTGCACCAGGAGCTCCTCCGGTAGTCGTAGGTTGATCTGCTTCATGTAACACATGGTAACGGTTGGTAACACAAGATGTAAGACATCTGGGGTCATCTGTTACCACTTGTTACCAGGGCAGAACCTTTTCAAAAATGCTGGATACCCACAAGGCCACATTGCGGAGTCAGGCCCCCGTGCGCGCCCAACTCCCCTGGGTGGGGGCCCCCGCGCCGGTCCCTACGTCATCCCTGGGCCCGGTTCCTCTCTCTGTCACGCACCCGCGAGCCCTTGCCCTGCCCTTTAGGCCTGACCTAACTGCCCTCTGACTAGGGGAGACAGACTCAACTCTCAACCTCTGGTCTAGACTTTCCTAGTCTGACTTGACCCAACCCTGTCAGCCATGGGACGATTCTCGTGTCGGCAAGTGAGGGACACAGACAGAGCAGGCAGTTGGGCAGGCTCACCCACCCCGACAGGAAGGGACACCATGTCCGAGATTGCACGTAACGACATCACTGTTGAGGGCAAGGTCCTTGACAGTGGTGCTCCACAGGAACAACGGGACCTACTGCTGTCAGACAGAGTCGTCAGCGCATACTCTCTGATCAGTCCTCACGGACTTGCGGAAGCTATCGCTGAGGGCGAGACTGGGGTAACCCAGCTGAAGACAGCGCTGCATGATGTAGCGGTCGGATCGAGTGACCTGATCCTCAAGCTGACCCATGCTAAGACGGTGGCATCCGCCTATAC